ATGGACATATTTATGATTTTCTTCACCTTAGGCAAAATCTTTTTCATACGCGATTTGTTTTTTATTATAAATATCCTTATCTTTGTATTCAAATTTAATAAATAAATTATGAAAAGTCAATATGAAGTTATTTTGGGTGACACTAAAAATGTGTTAAAGGAGATGATTGAAAAAGGTGAAAGGGTTGATATGATTTTCACTTCCCCACCATATTATTCTATGAGAAAGAACTATAGTGGTAACAATGATGGTGAAGTTGGATCAATACACGTTGATGAATACGCAGATTGGTTTTTAGAATTTACTGAACTATTCCTTAAGGTTTTAAAACCTAATGGTAGTTTTTTCTTAAATATTAATGATAAAATAGACGATGGGACAATTCACCCAGTATTAGATGAGTTAAAGTATAAAATGCGTAAACAGGGGTGGAATTTAGTGGCTAAACCTTATATTTGGTTTAAAAAGAACGCCATTCCTACAAATTGTAAGTATCGAGCAATTGATAGGTACGAATACGTTTTCCACTTCTCAAATTCAAACAAACCTAAATTTAGGGCAGATAACTGTAGAACTGAACATTCGGAAGTAACTAAAAAAAGATTTTTGAAACCTGTTACTACGATTGGGTCTAGAGATGGTGTATATGATTCACAAATGAGAGAATTAAATGAAAAGGGTTCGTTACCACACAATGTAGTAATTGCTGCTTCAGAAACAAACCCAAGCGTACTACACCCAGCACCGTTTTCTGTTGAGTTGGTGGATTGGTTCGTAAGGATTGGTAGTGATGAAAACGATATCATTATGGATCCTTTTGCAGGGTCATCAACAACAGGTATTGCAGCACTTAAAAACAATAGAAAGTTTATTGGTGTGGATTTGGTACCGTTTAATGTTGAGTTTGGAACTAAGCGGTTAAATCATTTTTTAGAAACTGGTGATGAATACATCCCTAAAAATCTTTTAGAGGATAAAGGTATTGATGCTAATTATTATAAAATTAAAGGTAAACACATTAACAATCCGTGACAAAGTGTCACACTTTAAGAAATACTTTTTAACTTTACTTATCTTAGGTTTTATCTATATTTAGATTTGACAAAATAACATTATTTACTTATAATTATAAAATGATACCTAGTGCACCAAAATTTAGAAAAATAGTATTACTTCTTAAGGATACTGAGGGTAAACCTTCAGATAGGGTTGAGTATTTGGACTCTGCAATGATAATAACAGGAAATTACGTTATTATTACAGAAGAAAGGGAAGTTTCTATTGATGAACCGTCAACAATAGATGGAAGAATATATCAAATGGAAAACATCCACTCATATAAATTATACAAAGATTAAAATATGGTTTTAAATAAGTACGAAGAAAATGGATCAATAGAATGTCTATACGATTCATCAAATATTTTGGGTTCAAAATATATTACGACAGATAAAAAGTTGGCAATAATTTTTGGTTCAGGTAGACAATATGTCTATGAAGGTGTCAAATATGAGGACTATAAGAAATTCGAATCATCTGAAAGTCAAGGTAAGACTCTACACACTATCCTTAAAAAATACCCATATACTCAATCTAAAGACACATTAGATGTTTCACCTTTAGTAGAACAAATTAATGAAATAAAGAAGAATTTGTAAGATGAATAGTTTAGATAAAAAATATACTGACTTACTTCAAGACATTATTGATAATGGAATAACAAAGTCTGATCGAACAGGAACTGGTACTCTTTCAGTATTTGGGAGACAGATAAGACATAAAATGAGTGAGGGGTTTCCTTTAATAACAACAAAAAAAATGTATTTTAAGGGAATTACTACTGAATTGTTGTGGTTCTTACGTGGAGATACAAACATTAAGTACCTGATAGACAATGATTGTCATATCTGGAATGGTGATGCAATGAAGAACTATGAGTATCAGAATGGAGAAATTGATTGGGGTCCTTTTATTACAAAAGAAGAATCATTTGTTGAAAAAATCAAAACTGATGATGAGTTTGCTAAAAAGTGGGGTGAGTTAGGTCCAATTTATGGTGCGCAATGGAGAAATTGGTTAACATATAAACCTTCAAATAATACGGGAAGTTTCTATCAATCGGGTAATATAGACCAAATCCAAAACCTAATCAACGACCTCAAAACAAATCCAGACTCAAGACGATTAATGGTTTCAGCTTGGAATGTTGGTGAATTAGACCAAATGACACTTCCTCCTTGTCATTATGGATTTCAAGTTTATACAAGAGAGTTGAGTACAAAAGAAAGATGGGAATGGTATGGTAAAAATGGTGGTCCATATGGTGAGATTAAATTAATTGGAATGATGGTTTATGAAAATGAAAAAGATAATTCACATATAAAATCTTGGTTAGAAAAATGGGCACCTAATGTACCAACCAGAGCAATCTCTTTAATGTGGAATCAACGTTCAGTAGATACATTCTTAGGTTTACCATTCAACATTGCATCTTACGGTTTACTACTTGAAATCATTGCAAAAGAAGTTAATATGGTTCCTGATGAATTGATTGGTAATTTAGGTGATACACATTTGTATTTGAATCATATTGAACAGGCAAAGGAACAGATTGGTATGGATTTAACTGATGAGGAGAGATACCATATTTGGTTTGGTAATAATTATGAAACAGGAATGGAGAGATTTTTTGACCCAAATAATCTACCTAATTTTGATGATGTTTATTATGAACCAACCCCAAGCCGAACAAGAGAGCCGTACGCATTACCACAACTTTCCTTTTTAGACGAGTATCATTATATGAGTGATACTGAATTAGTAGGATCTATAGAATTTTCTGAAAAAATAAATAAATTTAGACCCGATTTCTTTAAAATAGAAAATTATCAATCACACCCATCAATTAAAGCACCTTTAAGTAATTAATATATGATAGGAGAAGCAAAAATAGTACATTTAAAAAGTAATGCACAAAAATTAGAGACTTGGATTGCAATGATTAATGGTGAAATTGTGGGACACATTTATATGGAGAGAGAGGACGGGTTAAAAATAAAATTCTTAGACGCTTGGGTTCACGAAGATCACAGACGTAAAGGTATTTTTAGAATGTTATGGGAGGCTAGATGGAATTATGTTGCAGAAAAATATTCTGGATGGTTGGCATACGCATGGTGTAAACCTGCATCTCTACCATTATTATTGGAAAAAGGTTTTGATGCGGGTGAGATGTGTACATATGTAGAAAAGAAGATAAATTGAGGTCGTTTATAAAATATACACTTCTTTGGGTATCCCAAAATTTATCAATTCCTTTTTGGACTGTAGGACATATTCACCTTATGACAACAATATATGAGGATATAATCGAATTAACTATGTCTTTAGGGATGAATATCATAGTGGGTGTGGGATTTTATGTGGGTTGGTTAGACCATAAAAATGAAAAAAAATAAAAATAAAAATAAAAAAAAATGGAAAAAGTAATATTAAAAGAAACAGTTGTTAGTGGTGACACTAGAAATAATAAAAAGTATAATAGAAATAGAAAACCTAAAAACAAAGTAGAAAATGGTGAGAATAATAATAGTATAAAAAATGATTTTTTACTCATCAAAGGAATAAAAATGATCGGTTCATATAAGATAGGTTCTAATTACTTTATTTATTTACAAAAAAAACCTAATTTTTTACATAGATTTTTCACTAAGTTATTATTAGGTTGGGTTTGGAAAGATGTAAAATAAAAAATTATGGAAAAAAGTTATCAGATTAAAAAAATAATGTTGTTAAAAGGCAAATTTCAACACGTTATACTACTTAATACACAGGGTGAGGTTTTCGAAACTAACTGTTTTGGTGAGGCAATGAAAATATGTGAACTAATGAATGCAAATACCGATAGTGGGTGGAAGTATGAGATAGTACAGATATTAAATAATAAATAAGAACGGGCGTTCAAATAACATAAAAAATTAAAAAATAAAAATTATGGAAACAATTTCATTCGCTTTGGGTGTGGCTTCTGTCTTAGTTGTGCTTTTGGGTACGGTTACAGTATGGGTTACGCTTAAGGTTAAAAATTTAATTAAAGAAAATCGTGATTTAATAATTACAATTAACAATTTAGATCAAAATATTGATCGTAGATTTGAAAATCTGGAACATCATTATTCAGATGAAATAAAAGAGATAAACGACACTATAAATGTTAGAACAGATGGTGTTTATATTAGAATAAAAGAAGAAACGGTATCATTAGAGAGACATATGGATCATATGTTAGAGACTAGTAAAAAATATACCGATTCCAGAATAGATAAGTTAGTAGACTCATATTTCGAACAAAAAGAAATATTAAGTAAAACAAAACAAATTATCAAAGGATAAAATAAGATTACGCCCGTTTCTTATTTTAATTGATATTTATCCGTAAGATTATATTTATATAAAAAAGTTTATGGAGATAAAAAAAATTACAGAACAAGAGGTTAATGATATTATTCAAAAAGAAAAAATTGATTTATCTTCTTTCGAAGTCAGAAGTACGTTAAACCCTAAAATTTTTGACGATGAACAACATATGCATGAAGAAATAAGAAGTAGACTTCTTATGATTGCAGATGATTTTTTTGAGACATTAAACGTAGAATGGGTAGATATTGATGATATCATATTAACAGGTAGTTTAGCCAACTATAACTGGTCAAAATTTTCAGATGTAGATTTACACATTTTAGTTGACTTTGAAGAAGTCGATGATAATGAAGAATTAGTAAAAGAATACTTCAACTCAAAGAAAAATTTATGGAATGATAAACACGATATAACTATAAAAGGTTATGATGTGGAGATATATATGCAAGATACAGAAGAACCTCACGTTTCTAGTGGGGTTTATTCTATTTTATGGGATGGTTGGGTAGTTAAACCAGATTCATCAAAAAAAGATATAGATTCTAAAAAAGTAGAACAAAAAGTCAACAGTATTATAGATTCAATAGAAGAGATTTTTTATATGTATAAATCTGGTGAATATGACAAAACTATTAGAAAAATAACCAACCTAAAGGACAAAATTAAAAAAATGAGACAAAGTGGGTTAGATAGAGAAGGTGAGTATTCATTTGAAAATATTGCGTTTAAAGTCTTAAGGAGAACAATGTATTTAGATAAATTAAGTGAAATAGAAACTAAGGCATATGATAAATCATTAACACTAGATGAATCAATATTAAAAATTAAAAATTTATAAAAATCTAATTTTGTTTTTTTATTAAAACTGCAATATTTATTTAATAAATATAATTATGGCTTCAACTTATTTAACAGGTACTTTTACAGTAATACACAACACTGGTAATACTAATTTTGATAGTTACGTTTACAGTGCGGTTTACTTTAATACAAATGGTACATATACCATAAACGGATCTTCAATAACAGGTGTTGCAGGTAAAACAATAGACTTATTAATTCAACAGAGCGGTACTACATTAAATAATGGATTCGCATTATTAGGTAATCTTAAACCTGCAGGATTATTTCAAACAGGATTAATAACATCAACTGGTGGTACAGAACAATATAGGTTTGTTGACATTAAAACTGGATTACCAACTAACGGATAATAATAAAAAAAAATAAAAAATGAGAAAAATAGTAAATCCTAAAACATTAAAAGGTCAAGACAAAGTAAATAGAATGTTAGATCTTATGGGAAAAATGAATACACTTAATGAGAGTAAGTCATTTTCTGAATTGGAGTTAATAAAAAAAGGTCCTAATGGTATTGTTTACGGTATTGTTAGAGAAAATCACGATTACTTTATAAAAACATCGAATAAACCTTATGGTAAATTTTTATCAGAAGATTTTCAATACATCGGTGGTTTACAAAATAAAGGTACCGAAAAATATCATTCATATGCTGAGGCATTAAAACATTTAAATATTAAGTTTGATATGTTAAATGAATCTTATGGTATCGAATATAACGTCAATATTTTTGAATCTGATGGTAATGCAATTGCAGGTGGTGCAGGATTCGGTTTCGTATTAGAAAAAGAAGAAGAAATCATTTTAGATGATGATATTACGGAAGAGAAAAAAGTACTTAAAGTAGATGCACCAGCATCGGCAACTCCTGAGGCACCAGCGGCGGAGGTACCTGTTGAGGATGATGTTGCGGATGATGAATTTGGTTTTTCTGATGAGGATACAGAAGATTTAAGTGATGATGAAGGTGATACACTAGGTGATGAAGGTACTGAAGATTTAGGTGATGAAGGTACTGAAGATTTAGGTGATGAAGGTACTGAAGATTTAGGTGATGATGAAATCACAAAAAAAATACAAAAACTAACAGGTAAAATCGGACAGATGTTGAGGGACTCTGAAGATGTTGACCCTAAACTAGAAAAATACGTTATTAACTCAATCATTTCGGCTTTACATTTAGATGAAATGGATGAAAGTGATAAAGAAGATATAATCTCAAAGTTCGAAGGAGAGGATGAAGAAGACTCATTTGGTGACGATGATGGTACTGATGATTTTGGTGATGATGAGGGTTCTGACGAAAGTACTGAAGCACCAGAAGGAGGTTCTGACGAAAGTCCTGAAGCACCTGAAGGGGGTTCTGACGAATTATCAGAATCTAGAGGTATTGTTTTTTCTAAAAAACAACTTATAGAATCTTTTTTAAACAGAAGTACTAAAAAATCAATTAAAAAAGTTTTAAAAGAAAGAAAAGAAATCTGTAACGAATGCGGTGGTTACCAAAATGGAGATGTAGTTGAGGGTATGATGTGTGAATGTTCGTCAATGTACGAAGGTGAATCCAATGGGTTTAGTGATGGTAGAAAAAAAATAGATTTGGCTAAGCCATACGGTACTATAAATGCGGACGACTTAAGAAAGGTAAGAAGTATGAAAAGAAAAAGACATATCGATGAGGATGAAATGAATGTTGTAGATGCATTACAAACAGGACAAGGATATCTTTCAGCGACAAAAGATTTAGATAGAGATTTCGATGGTATACCAAACAGATTAGATTTAGATAATAATGGTGACGGAGATTTAGATTTTTCTATGAATAATAGAAATTCTTTTGATGATGATTTCATTGAATTAGATATCGACTTTTTAAGATCCAATGCACCTGTTAAGGAACCAGGAATTGAAACACCTACAACTAAACCAGGAACTGGTAAAGATTGGGGCACGGTTAAGAGACCGAAAGTGGATCCTAGACCTAAAGCGTTAAGTGATTTAGATAGAGATTTTATGTCTAACGCACCTGTTAAGGAACCAGGAATTGAAACACCTACAACTAAACCAGGAACTGGTACAGATTGGGATAAAATAAAAAGACCTAAGGCAGATCCAAAACCAAAGGCTATGGGTGACGAAGAAAGAATTAGACCTTCATATAGAAGAAGAGGAATGTTTAGATAATGAATTTAGTTTATATTAATAGGATTGGTCAGAATTGGAAGGGGAACTACGTTTATGAGTTCCTCTTTTCTGATATTTTAGAAGATATAGATGGTGACGGTTGGGACTCATACCCTTCATTGGGAAATCCTGAACCGCCAGAAGATAAATTTATTAAAAAAAATGGTTCTTTAACTACTACACTAAAATTAGATTTAGTTAAAGATTCAGAATCTTTCGCAATGTGGGACGCAGTTGATGGTATAATCGCATTGGCTTGGGAAAATATGGAAGGGTATGATGATTATCCCGAAAAAAGACTTTTCTTTTCATTTGGTGAATCTTTATCTTCCGTAGAAGATAAGTTATACGAAAAGGATATGGTAATAAAATATGAAAAAGAAATGATTAATACTTAAAATTATGGGTAATAAAATTAGAATTTATGAATCTGAAATAAAAAGAGCCACTAGGAGAAAACTAATGGAAAAATATATTGATTCAGTTGACGAGGCGGAAGAGATGACAGTTTACAATCAAGATGAATTTGATAGTTCTTTTGATAAATTAGATAAAGGTACTTATGGTGTAAAAGATAAAGAGGGTAAGATACGTTCAGTAACCGTAAATGAGGATGACGATTTGGATCAAACCTCAAAGGGGGAACCTAAATTATTAAGAAAATCTACGGGAATTAGTAAGGGTAAAGATATTTCTAAAAGTAAAATTAGAAAATAATAATTTATAATCGTAACTATTGTGAAAATTAATATTTTTGAAAAATCCAAAGAAAAAAAAGACAATACTATTCACACAAAAAAATGGGATAGATGTGTTAAAGACGTGGAGAAGAAGAATAAAGAGAACGGTACCGATTATAACCCATATTCAGTATGTACAGATTCTATTGGTTATGAGGGTTCTGTTAAAAAACCTCACAGAAAAAAAGATGGGGTAGTTAATCCTAAAATGAAAAAAAAGGACTTAATGGAATATATTAATTCTAAAGTTAGAATTAATGAAACACCTAATAATGAAGGTGAACGTCAATATTTTGTAATTAGAGAAATGCCTTCCACAGATAAAGTTAAAATATTCAAATTTTTAGAAAATCTTAAATTAAGTGGTGTAATTAATATGTTCGGGGCATCCCCATTATTAAATTGGACTAAGGATGATTTACATAGATGGTTATATGGAATGGGTAAAGATCCTGAAAGTATAGAAGATGAAATTGGAAATTTAGATGATTACGATGAGGATGATGAGGACTATGTAGGGAACTCAAATGGAGATAAAAATTCTTTAGAAGAACAATTAATACATATCAATTATCTTTTAGATAATAAACAAGAGATTAGAGATATTTTAGTTAGGGCAGCAATGGCTAGAATAGAAAATAGTGGTGGTAGTACTGAATTAAATAATGTACAAAGAGTGTTTGAGAAGATGGCTAAAGATTCTTTTAAAATGTGGGTAAGTACTATATATGGACATTAAAAATAAAAATATGAAAAGAAAAAATATCGTTAACGAAGTAACCAATAGAGTTATAAAAGAAAAATACAGACTTAACAAACTGGTTGAGGCTATTGAATATGATCCCGAACATCCAGAAAGGATGAATCCTGATTTAGAGGGTAGACTTAGAAGTGGTGAACATTTATTTGGTAAGAGTAAATCTGTACCAGTGGGTTCTGATTCTCAGAATTATTCCGAAAAAATCGCAGGACAAAGATTTAAAGAAATTGTTAATAAAGTTAAAAGATATCACGGTGTTAGAAATATTACACCCGATATGATGAGAATGATGTTCCAAATAATGGGAGAGATTGGTCAAATTGAGACTAGACATAAAGAAGCATTAGAACAATTGGCAGTTGATATAGTATCAGAGGAGTTTGACATTCCTGATCAAATGTTAGAGGCAACTCTTACACCTCCAGGTTCTGAATTAAGTATTGAACCTGATGAAGAGGAAGATGAGGATGAAGATGGAGGGTTTGAGGTTCCTAAAAAACCTAAAAGTGCTCAACGTATGGAGGAGTTAGAAATTGAGGTAGATAAAAGGAGAGTGATTAACGCACTTATGCAAGGAGCCGCTAAAAAAGGACACTACATCTTCCATATGGTTGCAGACGAATTAGACGCTTTAGATCCTAGATTAATGGGGTTATACGGTAAACTTATGTCATTGGCAGATTTCCAATATTGGATTATACCTGACAGTGTTATGGGTGGACAAGTCGGTGGTGTAGAAAAAATCGAATGGAGAAAGGCAGAAAAACCTGAAGACAAAGATGAAGAAAACGATATGGAGAGAATCGATATCGAAGAAGGTGATGATATACCAGTTGTAGTTGCTAAGGCTTGGATTTTTCCATTATTAGTTCATGAGTTGATTAAGGGTACATTAGAATTATCCGCAATTAACTGGGCTGACGATCATTTAGATTTTGAAGAACAAAAAGAGGTTATTGAAAAGGCGGATACACCTGAAGGTGAGATATGGGGAATGAGATTAGGTCCTGGTATGTGGGAGAAATTCTTAGAATGTATTGATTCTGAAAACTACGACATTAAACAATGGTTGTTTAGAGAATTAACTAAGTTACCTGCAACACAATTTCACGAATTTATGAAAGAAATACTTAGTGGTAGTCAAAGATGTAAAGAAGTTGTAGACACACTTAAAGACTTACATAATCAAGATAAGGGTGATACTATAGAAGATATGTTTAATGACACAGGTTATGATGATATGGAAGATATTATAGATAATTTAGGTGTAGAACCTAAGGAAGATGATATAGAAAACGTAGAAACAGACGAAGTAGATTATAGTAGAATGTCTAAAAATGAAATAATGAAATTAATTGATGATGCATTAGACAAAGGTGATTTTAAAAAGGTAGAAGAACTTCATAAATACGTTTAATTAATAAGAACATAAAATAAGAGAATCCCACCAAAAGTGGGATTTTTTATTTATTAACAATATTTATTAATAAATAAAAGTGATGATAAATCAAAGAGTACAAAACGCAATAAATAAAATTATTGAAAAAAGATACGATGAGTTAGAGGATTATATTGAGGTGATCGAGTATATTAAAGGATTACTAGAATTAAGTTATAGTGATTCAATAGAGGGGGTATTTACTTATTTAATGAATCAAGGTGTAAACCCTTTTGATGAGGTTGATATAGAATTGGATTATTATGTGGGTAATGATGATATGTTTTCAATCCTAACAAATATTGGTTGGTTTGACAAATATCTTACAGATAATAAAGAATTTCCTTCAGATTTTGGGGATATAATTAAATCAGGTGATAGGATTTATATGTTTTGTAGTGAGTGGAAGGATTTGGCAGATTTGTTTGAAATAGACGATAAAACTTTAGTTGAGGATATATTAGATCCTGATTGGTCAGAAATATTCGGTGATTTTGATGTTAGTTTCGAAAATGATGTAACAGAAGTGTTAAGTGATAAGGCAATAAACCATATAAAAGAATATATCAAAGAAAATGATTTTATAGGTAAAGAGATTTATACGTTAGACTCAGAATATGGAGATATTTTAACTGAAGAATTATTAGAAGATAAATACACACTTTTCCACTTAATAGATGAAGAACAAATGTTTAATGACTTAAAATGGGAATTAAAAAATATGTATAGATGGTCTTATAATAGTGCCTCAGAAAGTGAACTGTTTAAAAGTATAAAAGATGTGATAACATCATTTTTAGGTTCTGAAGGTGATTGGGATGAAATTAAAAAAGGTGAGAAAGTAGATCATATATTAAAATTTGATGTCACTAATATATTTTACCCATATTTAAAACTTTATGTTGAAGCCACAGGTAAATTTCCATTCGATAATGCAAACTATTTTTTAGAAGTTCTAGATGAAGTTTTGATTGAACAAGGTAATGAATTGAGTGCACCGAATGTTGATAATTTTTATCCTGATAGTAGAATGGTAGAAGAGGATATGACAGAAAACGTAATTTCTAATCTATAATGAAAGTAATAATTAATAATAGACAACATTTACTTTTGGTTGAGGATAGCCAAAAATGGGATAAATTTATTCAGTATTTTAACAATAATACAATGAATAAAAATACTAAGGAGTGGTTAAATGATTTTTTCAATACGTTTAATTTAAATAAAGAAACTTTATTAAATAGTGAATCACTCTACAATATATTTTTAGATTTTTTTAGGAAAAATGTTGATTACTATAGTAATAACCTTATGGAATATGGGGAAAGGATTACAGAAATATTTGATTTAATTAGTGAAAAAGAATCTAAACGAATTTTAAGTAGTAATGGTAATCCATTAGAAAAAATAAAACAGTTATTATTATTAGAGAAAAAGTTTCCTTGGAAATATAAAAATGTTATGTTAAAGGAGGTTGTTGATGGGTTATTATATGATGTAGTAGAATACTCCTTCAAAAATTATAACCCTATTGATGCAATAACACAATTATCTATTATAAAGGATAAGATGGGTATTAGTAGGTCAGAAGGTATGGTACCATTAGTTAAGGACTTTGCATCTAAAAATGGTTTAGTATTAATACCAAAACATAAAGGAATAACATTTCAAAAGGGGGATGAATCGAGAATTAGGGATTTAATAAATTATATTAAAGATGTACCAATTCTACCTAAAAAAACTAAAAGAGGTTTTTTAAATTACATTAATCAAACTGAAAGTGGTGGTCAATTATCTACTTTTTGGAGTGCCGCCAATCAATCTGGTATAATACAAAAAGTAGGTGGTGGTAATAATGTTACTTATGAATTAGGTCCGAACTACAAAGACTGGGAAGAAGGTAAAGTAGTAGCGTTTTAAATTAAAAATATATGGATAGAGGAGAACAACTAAAAATATTCGCTCGTTGTTTAGGCGAACCAATATATGCAATCGAAACTTTTTTAAAAACATTCGATTTAACACAAAAAGGTATGGTACCTTTTAATTTGTTTCATAAACAAAAAGAAATAATTAAATCTTATGAAAAGTATAATCGTAACTTAGTAACCAAACCTAGACAGGCAGGTGTATCAACTACCACTGCCGCATATATTGCGGTTAAAACCGCGTTTGGTGATCCAGATAACCCCCATAAAGTACTAATACTCGCCAATAAACAAACATTGGCACAGGAATTCTTAAAAAAAATAAAAGATTTCTTAGACCAAATACCTTATTGGGTATGGGGATTGGATGAGGGTACGGATTATTTAGAAATTAATTCTAAGGGACATTTAAAGTTAAAATCTAATGGTTGTGAAATTAGGGCATTAGCAACATCAAAAGATGCCTTAAGGGGTTTTACGCCAACATTCTTAGTTATGGATGAGGCTGCCTTCATCGATAATGGGGCAGATGTATTTGGGGCTGCATTAGCATCCTTAGGTACAGGTGGTAAAATTGCATTAATATCTACACCAAATGGTATGGACCCATTATACTATAAAACTTATGATGGTGCCAAAAATAAAGATAACAACTTCAATGTAGTTGAAATGAAGTGGTATCAGGATGTTAGATACAACAGAGGATTATTTTGGGTTAGGGGAGAAAATGAAAAGATAGAATGTAAAACTTTAAATAGGACTAAGTTGAGGTGGGAATATTTAGATAAAATATATGAAACTGATGAATCTACCATAGATTATTATGAGGTTATGGTGAAAGAGGGGTGGAAACCTTTATCCCCTTGGTATGAAGAAATGGCGGCAGATATGGGTGATCCTAAAAAGATTGCACAAGAGTTAGATGTTTCATTTATTGGTTCGGGTGGTAACGTAATAGATGATGAATTTATCTCTTATCACGAAGAGAATTATGTTAAAGATCCAGAATTTTCTGCAGAATTAGAGAAAGCGATGTGGATTTGGAAGAAACCTGAGGTGGGTCACAAATACATAATGGGTGTGGATGTTAGTAGAGGTGATGGTAAAGATAGTTCTACTATAGTCATTTTAGATTTTGAGAATTTAGAACAGGTTGCAGAATTTAAATACAAACTACCACCAGATATGTTGGCAGAAGTAGTTTACAAATACGGTAATATGTATAATGCCTACACAATAGTTGATATTACTGGTGGTATGGGTGTTGCGACAGTATTAAAACTGTTAGAAATGGAATATAACTTCTTACACTATGACGACCCTAAAAGTAGAAAGTTATCTGAAAAGTACGCAAAAACAAAATATAATGAAGGTGATAAAGTTCCGGGATTTAATGTGGGTAATACTAGACTACAATTAGTTTCTGAATTTGAGGAACATATAAGAGAAAATAAAACTATAATAAGATCTCATCGTTTAATTTCAGAATTGAGGACTTTTGTATATAAAAACGGTAGACCCGATCATATGGAGGGTTATCATGATGATATAATAATGGCTTATGCTATGTGTATCTTTATAGTACAAACATCATTCAAAAAATTAGAGATGGTTGAAAAACAAACTAAGGCTATGTTAGAGAGTTGGATAAACGTTAATAATAAAACAGTTGCCCCACTATTAGAGGATCAGAAGTATGTAAATCCATTCTATACTAACACACCAACATACCACCCTAAACAAGGGAATAATAGTAATAACGACAATGGTGAGTACAATTGGTTGTTTGGTAGGAGATAGTATTTAGTTTTTTTTGATATTTATTATAATAGTAATAAAGTATAAAGATAAAAATGGCTAGAAAAACGATATTCCAACAGTTAAATGATTTATTCGGTCCTGAAGTAAAAAGGGCTCAAAATAAGTCAAGATATTCCATAAATGATAAAGAACTTCTTAAAACTAAATCTAAGGAGGATTTTGAATTTGAGAAACTTAAAAGACAACAAGATACATACTTGTCAAATATGTGGCAGAAAGTTGATAATGAAATATATCAACACTCCATATATTACGAAACAACTAGATTGGCATCATATGCAGATTTTGAGGGTATGGAATTTTTCCCAGAAATTGCTGCGGCATTAGATATTATGATGGAGGAATCTACAACTTTAAATTCAGAAAATAAAGTTTTAAATATATTCTCTGAAAGTAGAAGGGTGAGAAGAATCTTAGAAGATTTATTTTTTAATAGATTAGATATACATACCTCATTACCTATGTGGACAAGAAATACTTGTAAATATGGTGACAATTTTTTATTCTTAAATATTGATAGTGATGAAGGTATTACAGGTGTTAAACAATTACCTAACATTGAAATTAGTAGAAAGGAGAATGAAGGGTTTGAGGGTAATACTACTATTAAAGAAAATGATAAATTTAATCCGGTCACATTTATTTGGGGTCAAAGAGATATAGAATTTAATGCTTGGCAAATTGCCCATTTTAGATTATTAGGTGATGACAGAAGGTTACCGTATGGTACATCTATGTTAGAAAAGGCTAGAAGAATATGGAAACAATTATTATTATCTGAAGATGCGATGTTAATCTATAGAGTAACTAGGGCACCTGAAAGAAGAATATTTAAAATATATGTCGGTAATATTGATGAGAAGGATGTCCCAGCATATGTAAACAAAATCGCAGATAACTTCAAAAGAAGTCCAGTTATTGATCAAAAAACTGGACAGATAGATACTAGATATAATCAAATGGCACAAGATCAAGATTATTTCATACCTGTTAGGGATCCAAACGCACCAAGTCCGATAGATACTTTGGCGGGGGCAACGAACCTTTCTGAAATTGCAGATATTCAATACTTACAAAAAAAGTTATTTACTGCACTTAGGGTACCTAAACCTTTCTTAGGGTTTGAGGAGGCGAATGGTGACGGTAAAAATTTGGCGTTGCAAGACATTAGGTTCGCTAGAACTATTAATAGGATACAACAATCTATAATACAAGAACTTAATAAAATTGCAATTATACATTTATATATTTTAGGTTTGGAAGATGAGTTAGAAAATTTCTCACTTTCCCTTAATAACCCATCTACACAAGCAGAGATGTTGAAGGTTGAACAAACTCAATTAAAAGTAACGTTGTATAAGGATTCTGTAGCAGACGCAGGTAATGGTTTTGGTGCAATGTCTATGACTAGAGCCAAAAAAGAAATTTTAGGTATGTCTGAAGAAGAAATTAGAAATGATTTAGAACAACAGAGATTAGAAAAGGCAGCAGCAGCGGAGATGGAACAAACCGCAGAAGTTATTAAGAAAACAGGATTATTTGATAGGGTTGATAAACTATATGGGGACTTTGATGCATTATTATCAGGTGCTGGTGAAGCCGAAGCAGGTGCTGGTGGTGACACAGGTGGTGCAGATATGGGAGCAGGTGGAGATATGGATGCTGGTGCGGAACCAGCCGCAGAACCTGCAGCTGCAGAACCAGCAACCACAGAATCTTTTAGAAAAGATGGTACTTTATTAACTGAAGAAAAAAGAAGAAAATACGATGAAAAAACTAAAAGATATCAAGGTATTTATTTAAGGAGATTAACTGAAAGTTTACAAAATAACGAACACGTTTACAATTTAGATTCTGTTGAAGAGGGTACTGATATATTGAATTCAAAAATTAGTGAGATGACTAAAGAGATTGATAAACTAACTAAATAAGTTTTTTTATAAAAGTTTAATATTTATTATAAAAACTAACACATGGAAAATTTTGGCAATATAAAAGACACTTTTAAACAATTAATGATTGAGTCTATAATTAATAAAGATGAGAAGGGTAAAAAATTGTTTAATAAGTTTTTAAAGACTATCGGTGAAAACAAAACATTAAAAGAACAGTATTTAATCTATAGTAATTTACAAAATAGAAAATTTGATGATTCTTCTGAGTCTAAAGAATATATTAAAGAGAATATAACCCTATTAAAATCGTTGAATAAAAATCATATTAATGGTGGTAATGAGTATTTTTCTAAATTACTTAAAGGAGTAGCCTTAGTTAAAGAAAATCAATCATTCTATAACGATATAGATTTTTTATTAAAAACTGATAAAAACGCATCTAACATAGATAAAATACAGGAATCTATTAATAACATATCTAAAAGAATGTTAGAAAAAGATATAGAAGAAACTGTAGTAACAGAATCTATAGGTTTACCACCAAGTATGTTGGCAAATATTTTAGTATCTAAATTCAACTCAAAGTATTCTGAAATAAACGAAACGGAAAGAGAAATTATAAAAACAGTTTTAAATGGTAATAAAGATGAAAAGAAATCTTTATTCGAATCTGTTAAAAGAGAATGTATAGATAATATAGATAACAAATTAAATGAATCCTCCGATATTGAAATAAAAGATAAGTTATTAAAGGTAAAAGATAAATTATTAAATACTAACTTCGATTACGAAAACTTCAATTCACAGATAGGTAAAATTTACAATTTAAAAGAATCGATAGATTAAAAAATGAACCCCTCCGAAAGAGGGGTTTTTTATTTATATAATTTGACTAATAACTATTTTAATAGTATAATTACATAAACTTTAAATAACAAAAAATGAAAAATTTTATGAATGAAATTAGGAAAAGAAATCAAATTAGATTTATTAGAAAACTATAAAACAAAAATCGGTACCGTAAATAATAAAGAATCAAAAAGTTTATATTTAAACTTTTGTGCGTGGGGGGAGTTAAAAGAAGAAGGCGAAAATTTTAACTACGATTTTTTCTTAAGTAATATAAGAAAAAAAATAAAACAAAAAATAAGTAATACAGTCAACAAAGAATTATTTCACGAAAATAAATACATTGTAGATTTAGATATGAGAACTTCAGGGTTAAATATTAATAAAAGAAGTTTTATGTCTTGTGAAATAACATTATATCAGAAAAAACATTTACCCATAAATAAAATTAATATCGTAGAAAATAGTAAAAAAATAATCTATGATGTCGTAAATGAATGTTTAGAAAATAATCCAGTTTTTACTTTCCATAAATCTAAAAAGTAATTTTTTACCACAGTGGTATATTTATAATAAAAGTATAACACTGTTATGGAAATTCTTAAAAAAAACGAAATAAATAAAAAAGGTATTCTTGTCGAATATGACGCAGGATACATTTCCCCAAAAGATAATAGACATTTTGTAAATGAAATGTCAAACTTAACCAAAGGTCAACCTATTATAGAAGAACCTTTGGTTGTTTATGCCGTAATGCAAAAGTATGGTGTAGAGAATAGAAATGGTAGAGTATACCCAGAGGCTATCTTAAGAAGAGAGGCAGAAAACTATCTAAAATTAATCAAAGAAAAAAGAGCATTAGGAGAGGCGGATCACCCAGAATCTTCTATAGTTGCCGTAAGTAGAATTTCACATAACGTAGTCGATTTATGGTGGGAAGGTAATGTACTAATGGGTAAGTTAGAAATTATTATGTCACCAGGATTTGTTAATCAAGGAATAATTTCTTGTGAAGGTGATAGAGTTGCCAATTATATAAGAAAAGGTTTAAAAATCGGTGTATCATCAAGAGGTGTTGGTTCTTTAGAAAAAGAGGGTGGTAAGAATATTGTTCAAGATGACTTTGAATTAATTTGTTGGGACATAGTTACCTCACCCTCAACTCCAGGATCTTGGATTTATAGTGAGGAACCTTCTGTCGAACAACAAATGTCAGAATCTAAAATAAAAAATAAAGATAATCTATTAAAAGACTCTTTAAATAATTTTTTATTGGATTAATAAAAAAATAACACTTTTTAAAAGTATTGCATATTTATTAAGAAATGCAAATAATTTTGCGTTATTTAATAATAAATAAAAACAAATAAAAAAAGAAAAAATGGCTGAAAAAAAGAAATCAATCATCGAAGAGGCTTTACTAGAAGCAAAGTCTTTAGAGGATGCCTTAAAAGCCAACACGAAAGAAATACTTGCGGCACATATGTCGAAAGAAATTGAGAGCATCGTTGAGTCGTCTTTAAAAAATAAAGATGAGAAAAAAGAAGAACCAATCTCCGAAGAAGATGACGAGATTAGTGTTGACGATGTAGAAACTAAAGGGTCCGATGATGATGAAGAAGACGTTAAGTTAGATCTTGACGATGAAGAAAACGCTGATGATGATGAACTACAATTTGGTAGTGATGATTCTGATGAACCTAATAATGAACCTAAAGTTGATTTAGATTTAGACACCGACCTAGACTTAGATGCTGGTGAGGGAGACGATGATGATGACGATGATGATGAAATTGGGTTAGGTTTTGAATTACCTGCTATGGGTGCAGAAGATGACGAAGAAATTTTAGACTTAACAGGTGCTTCAGACGAAGAAGTTGTTACAGTATTTAAAAAACTTTCTGACAATGACGAAGTAGAGGTAGTAAAAGATCAAGGTGGAATTCATCTTAAAGATAATGGAACGGGTGCAGAGTATTACATTAAGGAATCTATGGAAGAAGGATGGAATTCTATGGAAGAAGGTGAACAATGTTCTGAATGTGGTTCAGGTACTATGTACGAAGATGAAGAAGGGAAATACTGTTCCGAATGTGGTGCAGGTGATTCTCAAGATCAAATCGTATATGAGATTGAACTAGACGAACCTTCAAGTGAGGAAGACGGATTTGAAATAAAAAATTGGGACGATGCGTCTAAATGGCTTAGAGATACGCCAGAAGGAAGACACGCAGGAAGTAGACCAATTGAAGATTTTGAAGAAGGTGCTTACATTGAAGAAGATAAGTTGCAGAGACACTCTAGAACTAATGGTAAACAAAGATACCACGGTGCTAGATTAGCGGCAAGAGAATCGAGAACAACTAGTAAACCTGTAGTTCGCAGAGAACCAACAAAAAACACAGTTTCCGAATCCAAAATAATGAGAGAATACAGAGAGTTAAAATCTAAAAACGAAGAGTATAAGAAAGCACTCAATGTATTCAAAGAAAAACTAAACGAAGTTGCGTTGTTTAACACTAACTTAGCATACGTTAATAGATTATTTACTGAGCATTCAACTACTAAGAAAGAAAAAATGGAAATTCTTAAGAGATTTGATAACGCTGAGACAATTAAAGAATCTAAAAACATCTACAAAACTATTAAAACGGAATTAGATTCTAAATCCCCTATTAATGAGTCAGTAGAAACTAAAGTTAATAAAACAATACAATCTTCAAAATCTACTAATTTGAATGAGTCTACTGCATATGTAGATCCACAAATTACAGCGATTAAAGATTTAATGAGAAGAATCTCATAAAAATAATAAAATAACAAAATTAAAAATAAAATTAAAATGGGACATTTGTTAAACTCAGGTGAAGTCGGAAATATCGGACTAGAACACCTAAAACAAATCAGATCTAAAACAATTTCTAAATGGAACAAATTAGGTTTCTTAGAAGGTTTAAAAGGTCACGTAAAAGAGAACATCGCTCAATTATATGAAAACCAAGCATCTGCATTGTTGAACGAATCAACAGGAGCAGACTCATCAGGATCTTTCGAAACTGTGGTTTTCCCAATTGTGAGAAGAGTATTCTCTAAATTATTGGCTAACGATATCGTATCAGTACAAGCGATGAACATGCCAATCGGTAAATTATTCTTCTTTGTACCTAAGACATCTGATGGAGCATTTCCATTGAATGGTTCTAACAACGGTGCTAATGGAGCATTACCAGAATGTACAATCTCTGCTTGTGGTGACACAACTTTGACTACATTCCAAGAAAAATCACTTTATGATTTATATTATAATGATGGTTTATATGATGCATCTAAAGGAAGTTATACTGTATTTTCAACTACAGGTTATCAAGGTGTAATTCTTAACGCTAACGGTACTAGTACTGTAACTGCATTAACTGCACAACCAAAAGCAAGTGACGGTTCTTTCAGAAACGTTAAATTACGTGTTACTGGTTTCACATCCACTAACGCAGGTAGATTAACTGGACCAGATGGTAACGAAATGGATACTGAGGCATTCTTAGCATCTTTAAAAATTGTTACTACTCCAGCAATCAATGATCAAGACGGTCAAAATATTATCGCAGCAGGTGCTGAGATACCATTTAGATTGGTAACACAGAAATACGGTAGAGGTATCGTAGATTACGGTCAAGATATCTGTGATACTGACGGAGGTTTATTGGTTGAATTAGATTTAACTCACCCAGCATGTATTAGTTGTTCTTCAGCTAATTTTGATGGTTACGTTGGAGCTGCATCAGCAACTACGTTCACAGGATTAACAATCTCTTGGAGACAATACCAAACATTAGAATACGCTACAGAAATGGGTGAGGTTTCTTTTGAATTGGATGAAGTAGTTGTTTCTGTAACTGAGAGAAAATTGAGAGCAACTTGGTCTCCAGAATTAGCACAAGACGTTAGTGCATTCCATAACATCGATGCAGAAGCTGAACTTACGGCTCTTTTATCTGAGCAGGTTGCTGCTGAGATCGATAGAGAGATCTTAAGAGACTTAAGAAAAGGTGCGGCTTGGCAATTGAGATGGGATTACAACGGATGGAAGAGAGCTAACTCTGGTGGTGGTTTCAACGCATACACTCAAAAAGAGTGGAATCAGACGTTGATTACTAGAATCAATCAAGTTTCTGCACAAATTCACAAATCAACTTTGAGAGGTGGCGCTAACTTCGTAGTAGTATCTTCTGAGGTATCAGCAATTTTTGATGACTTAGAATACTTCCACGTATCTAACGCTTCTCCAGAGCAAGATCAGTACAATATGGGTATTGAGAAAATCGGTTCATTAGGTGGAAGATATACTGTATATCGTGATCCTTACGCACCAGCGAACTCAATCATCATTGGACACAAAGGTAAGTCATTGTTAGATACTGGATACATTTACGCTCCGTATGTACCATTACAATTGACTCCAACATTACAAAACCCATTCAACTTCGCACCAACGAAGGGGATTATGACTAGATACGCTAAGAAAATGGTTAATAACCGTTTCTATGGTGTAGTAACAGTTGACGGTGTTGTAACATTCAATATCAACGAATTGAGATAATCAATTAAAATTTGAATAATAAAAAGGGTAGAGTTTTCTACCCTTTTTTGTTTTATAGAATATTTATTATTATATTTGTAACCATGAGAATAAAGAAAAAATATGTATTACTTGAATCGTTGTTAATTGACGTAAGTAGTGAATTTAGTGATAATGAAAAAAGAATACTAAAATTAATACACAAAAAATATAATAAAGAAAGAGAAAATTATAATTATAGTCTCTACGATGTTGCTGCATGGTTAATAGAAGACTTTGATTTATCATATGAAGATGCGTTTGAACTATCTAAATCTTATTTTTGGGAGGGTCGTAGATTGTTTAGTGAATATGAACCATTAAGAAAAAAATGGCCAATCGCTGAGATATTTTTCAATAAACTAGGTGAATTTAGTGGTGAATTTGCCAAATCATTTCCTAATGATATATATGGTACTTTAGAAGTTAAAATAAAAGATGACGAAGGGTTTAATGATGTGAGAGATGTTAGAATATGGGGTGGGTTTAACTCACTATCATTCTATTTAAATTTTCCATTTTATAGAATATATGACGGTTTTAGAAGTACCTATATTGGTGGTGAAAGTTCTGATGCAAGACTTATAAGAGTAGATATTGATTTTAAACTATTAGGTGATGATGGTAATACTATCGACGCACCTCGATGGAGAACTGAAGAATATGAAAGTGGTAGTATTAATTTAAATGAATTCTTAGTTTCTGTAAATTATAGGATTGGTTCGGGTAGTAGTCTAGAATCTAAAAATTTAATGGAGTTTAAAGTTCCGTTCCCAAAACCTCTAACTAAACAGTCAGTTATGGATATATTTAAAAAATTAACAGAGGACGTAATACAAAAAATTCAAACCACTACTTTTGAACTACCCGCAGGTACTGAACCAATAGTTGTTAGTGCAGGTAGTCAACTTGATTAACTATATTAAATTTCATAGTATTAGTATATGTTTTAACTAATAGATTGGAGGTTAATTTAATATCTATATAATATTCATTCGGTATCATCCAAGAGGTGTCTAATACGAAGTAATTCTTAAGGTAAGTCCTATTAACATCCATCCAATCAATTACATTGACTTCGGTGTTACCTTCTCTAATCCACACTCTATATTGTAAACCATCAATAACAGAAGTTTGGTTTATGGTATATGGTTCCCTTACATTAACAAATACTTTTCTATAATCACCTCTTTTGATTTTCTCATCTCTTCTGATACCTGATAAATTAATACCATATTCTATCGGTAAGGATTCATCATCACCAAAACGATAATACTCACTATCATCTTTAATTTCAAATTGTAATGTTACGTTTGGACGATTAATACCACCCACTGCGATACCTGACCATGTATCTGTGAATATAGTACAATCAGATGTGGTGATAGGTACAAATAATTCAATATAATACACACCTTTTGTTTGTCTTACAACATTATTTTGGGTGTAAGAAGAAAATATTGCCCCACTACCATTTTTTACTACTACTGTTGGTTTGACATCTAAGTTTGTTGGTTCCCCACCTAAATTAGTGTAGAAGTATAATCTATTTAATTTACCTCTATAAAAATTCTTTCTATCATCTCTAATTGGGTTATCATAAACAGTTTCTACAAATGGTTCATAATAAGTTTGAGTGTGTCTAGTAAAGAAACCTACATATCTCGCAGGTACTACCTCCATCATTTCTAAAGACTCTTCAAAGGCAATCCCATAACCGTTATTTGTAGTACCTGTACCACCAGTTATTAAAAGATTAACTTCATCGGTAATATCCATCTCAATATTTTCACTACCCTGATCAAAGTGTTGGTATGTCACAGTTATTGCAGATGGTGAACCTGAATAAACACCAGGTTGTGACCATTGTGTTGATCCGCTAGAATATAACCAGTTACTTGCAGATTCTACAAATGTTATATTATCATATGGTTGTATACCTTCATATTGTTGATAATCGTAACCACAACCCTCATCCCAAAACTCATTTATTCTAAAAAGGATTAAGTTAAATGAAGATGTCCTTACTTTATTTTCTAATACTCTTTGTGCCTGTAAATCCCTATCGAAAAAAGAACTATTTGTCATTCTTAACGTGTGGGTTACGTTAGATAAATCACCTAACTCACCATTATTATATTTTGTCTTTA